CTGTTTTCTGGTTACGTAAAACTGATTGCATACTTTCTGTTATACGCAATGCTTGAAGTTGGTCTTCTGATAGTTTGCCGCCCATTGCAGCAATCTTAAGAGCCTTAGTTAATAGTTTGTTTTCCATTTCGGATTCCTGTATTGGTGTGACTTTGGTTAATTCTGTTGCCCGTCTATCGACAGCTTCGTTTACCATAAGCAATTTCATATATGAAGGATCGTTTTCACTTGAGTGTAAGTTGTTCTTCAATTTAAACTCAACAATTAATTTGTCCGTATCATTGAGTAGTGTAACCGTCTCTTTTAAGCCTAAGTTACCTATATTATAATCAGTCCCAAATTGGGTTTTAATTAATTTAGTGACTTGGGTTTTAATTAATTTAGTGACTGTTTCGGAGTCTACTGTTCTTGTTAAGTCTGCTAGGTTCATTTTAAATTTGTTCCTTTAATTTTATGTATTTAGCTGATTCGACAGATTTGGCTAATTGTTTCTTGCAAGACTGTCTGGAATCGATATCTTCCACTAATCTTGCTGTTAGTATTGCCCTTGCATCTGAATCTTGTGTGTTATTATCCAACATATACGTTATCATATCGATATCATACTGCTTTGCAGTAACGCGGCTATCTAGATTCCGTAGCTTTGTTGCCAATTCATACCGCCCGACCTTGTGTGCTATGCACCATGCCAGTGCTACCTTGGCCGTGTTAAACAACATCGGGCCCTTCTGTATAATAATCTGCTCAGCTAAATCATCCTGCGTTAGTGTCTTTTTGGCAATCTTGCGTACTTTTTTACTAACGTCATTATAATTCATAGGTTTCAATCCTTATGTTAGGACTATTACTACTGCCTACCTCTAAATCTTTCTGTTCATTTAATCCTGTTAGCAATGGTACATTTGCAATGTCTTCTTTTAACAACCCTAGCGGATCTCCATTCTTTCTAAATACATCAATGTGATCAACATCAAACTCAAGTAACCAGTCAGCTGTATTAACAACCGTGCGGATATTCAATGGTTGAGTACGCAATGAAATAATTTGTATAAGTGTCTCCCAGTTTGCTTGCTGCTGCCTGCACTTAATCCACTCATCTCTAGAGTTTATTGTTTTGCCATCTACCTTGCATGGCAATAACCCTTCTTTAAAATTGCGTACCACACCTGTGTTTGTTATATCAAAGTCTGTATGTATCTTAATGTGCTGTGGCATGTGTGTATTTAACTATGCAGATAGTCCAGCCATAAAAAAGCCCCTAAATAAAAGAGGCTTTTTATATTTGCTAAGGTTTTACTTAGATAACAAAAACTAGTACTGTTTCGCCAGTTAATTCAGTTAACTTTTCAAAAAGTGTTGCTGGATCGCCATTAACCAATGTGTACTTGTCGCCTTCTGCATCAACGCCTTCAACGATTAAGTTGATTGCTGTATCTGTTGCAGTGTACGCGCCTACTACTGAAACTGTACAAATTGTTTCAATTGCCTGAACCGCTGCATCAAGTTCTGGCCATTTAACGTGCTCGCCATCAACATCTGCTGGTGAAGCTGTCATTGTAGATACTGTAACACCTACTATTGTACGACCAAAAAACTGATCTGATTGTGTAAAACCGTTTACTTTTGTTACGCCTGCCATTTTATAATCTCCTAATTAATGTGGGTATCTTTAAGATCCCGTTACAATTATTTATCTCTTTGGAAGATTTTTACCTATGTAAGGCTCTATTTGCAGCGGTAAATTTATGCCTAGATACCAATTTTACCAGGCCGTCCTTAGTTTTTACTACGTATCCTTCGCCACCTTGCTGACCATCAATTGATTGTTGCACATCGCCAGGATGAGAATCAAACTCGTTTACTATCCAATCCTTTGCCTTCATAATGCCTCTGATGAGTGTCCATAAAGCATTTACTCCCTTCCTGTTAGCTTCTAGGTAGCTTGCAATATTAGCTCGTTTACTGTCTGACAGATTTTCTGTGTTTAACCATGCTTCAAAATCATTGCCTAGACTTTCAAGTCCTGTGTCTACACTGTTATTAATGTACTTGTAGAACAATGTATGAATGTTAGCAATACCTTTAAGGCCTGCTGGATCAAACAATGTTTTGATTTCTGCTGCATGTGTATTAGCAAATGCTTCTAGTTTATCTATAGGCCCTGTGTTAATGCCAGATGGTGTTTGTACATGTGTAGGAGGTATAACAAACACCTCGTTACCTTGCATCTGTTTAATTGCTTCTTGTACTGTATTAAACTGATTACCGATGTACTTGTGAACAACTATACCTGTATTGCTTTGCCCAATACGCTGCCCTAGCTTAGACTCTGTAGCTACTGCATAGCGTACGGCGTTAGGCTGCATAACATATATGTTATCTTCAACGCCCGGGGTACTAGAGTACATTAAGTCGCCGCTCATCATGCCACGGAAGTTCTGTGGTGTTGCTTTTTGATATGCATCAAAGATGTTCACCATACTTGATACAAATTGTTTGCGGCTAGCATCCATAACTGGCTTCCTGTTAGCAAACATACTACCTAATTCTTTAGCTGACTTCGCCCGGCCATCATAGCCTTTAGCTTGATAACCTGACTTATCAGTTAAGAAGAATTGACCACTGTCGTCTCTACCAAATACTATGGCAGGACTGCCATCCCATTTAATGGTCGTTTCTGCTTGTGCTTTGCCTTCGGCAAAATCTTTATTGATTTGTATAAACCACTTGGACCTTCTTCAAGTACTAGATCCTCAAGGTGATTCATATCACGTAACTTACCTTCTGTTACATATTCTTTGTAAACGGACCCGGTATCATCAAACAATGGTTCCATATCCATGACAACAATCCTATTACGTAACCGCGCAAGGAAGTATTCATCTGTATCGTTTGATTCGTGTACGGCAGGCTCGTTCGGCATAGGCATCTGAACACCGTGCTCTGCTAATATTTCTGCGGCAGCACCTACTAGTTCTTCAATCTTCTCAGGCTGATTCTCGTGCCTCTTATAAACGTACTCTAAGATGCTTTCTACACTTAAATTTAATGGGTCAGCTGAGTAACCTGGTAATAGTGTTCTAACAATCTCTCTTGGATCTTCGGAAATAGTTTCGTTTGTTACGCTGTCAACAAGACCTGCATCGCGCGACCACGTTAACCCTTGTGCGTTGGCAATGCTCGCCATTAAAATGTGGCTGTGCGTATCTAGAAACTTTGAATTCATCGAGCGGATACTCTGTACAGATTCTGAGAACCTTCAACATCGTCTTGTCTGAATGTAAGTGGGGTCATGTCGCTGGTGGCTTTCTTAGCTAGATCAATTAACCCTGCTAAATCCCTTTTGCTTGTAATTTTCTCCATGAAGCGCCAGTTACTACGCGCACCAATTTCCCAGCGGGTCCACATACCTTTATGTTTAACATACGCCGTATTGTCAACATCGTCACCTTGTTTAAAACGTGTGCCGTTTGGAGAATACACTAATGCTCTGAACTCTTCTTCGAATCCTAAGTTAAATGGCATATCTTTATCGTGCATTATTGCATCGACAATAGCATCACGTACCTCAGGATCTTCGACGCCGTTATCTTCTAATTGAGCATCAACAAATTCTGCTGCGGTATCCCTATTGCTAAACTTTGCTGGGTTAGCTGCTAAGTGCTCCTTAACCTTTGTAATAAGGTCTTCATAATAAACACTCCCTTCCCCTGCATTTGGATCAATTGGGCCACTTGGTACAGGTGTAGCTGGGCCAGTGCCAACGTCAGGCATAGTAGAAGTATCAAAATCGTCTGGGTCTAGTCCTGAGCTTTCAGCTGCATCGTTTAATGCATCTTCCGGATCCTTACCTGCCTTTAATCCTGCTGCTAATTCTTGCTTGAATTTGTCCATCCGGTTGGTGCCAGACATCTTAACGCTAAATGATTTATCGACAATGTCGGTTATAAGTGTACGTACTTGGCTATTAGAAGCCACTCCGTTTGCGTCTGCTGTTATTGCAGATAAAAGAGCGTCCATTGAATCTTTAAATAGTTCTGGATTGCCTTCAATGTCGACCTTAGTAGATCTAGACATAACAGACATCACTTGTTTTGCTAATTCTTGTTGTTTATCTTCGACGTTAGATGTTGCAATCTGAGCCACTCTAGATGCTAGTAACTTCTGCACTTGTTTAGCGATCAATGGTAGCTTGGCCTTCTGAGCATTGGCCCTATCCTTCATCTTACGACCTATGGATTGTTGCTGAAGCCAGGTACTTAGTTCACCGATTGGGTTTTCTGTTATAAACTCATTTGCTCTCATTGACTCGTCCTAACGACCTCTTAAATTTTAACGAGTCTTTTTGTTTAATAGAATTTAGTAACTTGCGAGTAAGATCTTCAACTTCCTCTGTGGTGTAGGTTTCTTCCATAAGATCTATTAGATTGATTGCACTTGCGATGATATTCTCAGCGCGGGTTTCAATTACACGAATCGCGGGCATGGTGCATCTGTTCTAATTCTTCTAAAATACTACGTGTGTGCTTTTTCATATGTAAGCTCTCGTCATTGTGTATATTTATTCAGTTCGAGCTTTATTTTTTAACTTTGTTAAGAAGTTCATTTAACTTTTTAGAGTCTACCTTACCAGCTACCTTACCTACCTCTTGTGGTGCGCTGGATGTAATAGTCGATCTTGCTTTAATGTCATTAATGATGTTTGATGGTGACCCGCTATGACCCATGCTAGACTGCCCATTATCAACAATACGTAAGGTATCTACGTCAAAGTCTAGGTCGATCTTTTGTCCTACGCCTGCAGAACTACGTGTTTTCATAAGCTGTAACTGATATTTGCCACGTTCACGCATCGCACGAGATGTTAAGATACCAAATACATTATCAGCCGTGTTAATCTTTGAGATACCACCACTAATCATACTATGATCGAACTCTACCTCTTCAACTGCTGACCTGTTAAGCTGCGATGCTGTTACCATTACAACGTCAATTTCTTTACCAAGGTTACGTATTTCTTCTGATACGTATTTGTCCTTAACAAACAAGTCGCTTGGACTAATTTTGGCAGTTACTGGCATTAACAGATCCAAGTAATCAATACACATGAAGTCAATCTTCTTGCCTGTCTTAACTTGTAACTCTTTAACGAATGCTCGGATGTCGTTGACATTGCTTTGTGCTGGGAAGTACTTAATCTGTAAATCGCCAGCTGACTTAGCTTTCATCTTAACTTTCATTTCAACATCGTCAAGATTCTTGAAGATTGTTTTGCTCGGTGTGCCTGTCATCATACTATCAAGTCGCATAGCACATAAATCTTCACTAAGTTCAAGCGTGACAAAGATTCCATTAAGTCCTGCCTCAACCCAGTTAACTGCTAAGTTTTGCATGAACAGTGATTTACCACTACCCGATCCACCTGCAAAGATTTGTAATTCGCCCCTGTTGAAGCCACCGTACAGTTTATCATCCATTGTTGCCCAACCAGTACTAGTCTGGCCGTTGTTATCTTTAATTGCTCTTAGTCGTGCTTTTGGATCTGCAAAGTAATCAATACCCATGTCTTTTAAAAGACTAATTTCAACAGCGGCCTTAATTATCGGAAGTACTGGTTCGAAGTCACCACTCTCAAGCAGGTCAGCTGATTTAAGTACCGCACGTTCTAGCTCTTGTCGTTTAGTAAAGCCTTCAAACTCTTCAAAGAACCATTCGTAATGTCCATCGTTAATTGCTTCAGGTAATGCCTCAAGTTTAACTGCTGTCATTGCTTCTAACTGCGACAATTCAGGTAATGTGCCGAACTTGTCTGAGTGCTTTTCTATAAACTCTGCTGCTGGTCTTAACTCAGGATGGAAGTTCTCAACATTAAAAATGTTTTGTACGCGCACAAAAGTCTGTGCGTCTGCAATCATCATCTCAAGGAATAACTTTTGTATATCATATGTGTAATCAGTAGTCATTTAATCTTTATCTTTTTCCTTTTAATAAGAGCGTTGATCATAACTTTAGCTCTTACTTTATTTGCTGTTTTCACGGCAATAATACTTAGCAGTGCGCCAAGTTTCCCAAATTCTTTAACGGCGTCGTTAACATCTTTAACATGTTCTGGCCATTCCGGAACGCTTATGCTGAACCCTGCTTCTAACGCCTGTTCAACTAATACAAGTCCTGCTTTGTCTTGGTCGGGCACTACAATAACTTCTTTACCTTGGCGTCGAAGTATTGCTAATTGTTGTTCACTTAATTCGTTGTGTAACACTGCTGTACCGTTAATACTAATAGCACAGAAGACCCCTTCCATAACAAGAACAAAGTCCCAATCCTCTTTCTGCATATCCAACCCAAACACATAACCCGGTTGTTGGTGTTCGTTTAAGTACTTCGGAAACTTAGTGTCTAGGTAACGTGACGTCCATCCTACAACATCGCCGCCGTACATGTATGGTATTAGAATACGCTGCTTATTGCGTCCTTTTTCCTGTGGTGTAATTTTAAAAGGGTAATCATGGTAGTCTAACCCACGTTCGTTCTTTATATAATCAATTGCCCAGTTATCGCACTTCATAATGCTACGGGCTGATGTTGGCAACGTTTGCTTCTTAAAGAATATGTTACGTTGAATAATTTCATTGCGTGAGTTAGTGCGATCTTTAGCAATGTCGTAAATCTTCTTATTCTTCAGACTGTCTAGATTAATCTTTTGAATTACTTCCGGACTAACACCCATCCACTGCAATAGCTTCTTAGACTTTAAACTAAGTTGCTGCCCGTTTACAAAACGTGTTTTGAATCCGCAGTTAAAACAATGGTATGACCAATCGTCACCGCTAAGGATAAGCCCACCTCGCTTGCGCTTGTCTGGGGTCTCTCCGTTATGGATACAACACGGGGCATTGAATGAGAACCAACCGCTTGGACTCTTCTTGGTCCTTGCCGGCAAGTACTGTAGGATATCGATCATTCATGTAGTATAACAGAATCAATCTTGTCTATCAAGAATTCCGATAGAACTGCATGGCCTTTCTCGTTTGGATGTTTCTTCGGAAGGAACAACGGATCTTTACGTGGCTTGTCGCGAATCACTAGCATTTCAAGTGCTGAGGATGATTCTATCAGAGTTGGAACCTTAAGTTTATGTTGGCGTGTTAGTACATTGAACTGTAACATCTGAATATTGTTTCTAGCTGCAATCCCATCAAATGACCTTACAATAGTACCATAATTGGTATTGCGCCAATCCTCACAATCAGATAACGTATAATGTAACTTGTGTAGATCACGCCAGTACTCCATGCGGTTCTCTTCACCTTTAATATCAAAGTCTCTATCAACCCAAACTGAATGTACGTAGCGATGTGCATCGTGCTGGCCTGTACGTTTGGAGTTTAAGTAATTAGTATTGTACCAGCTCATACGTGCTTCGTCTGTTAATCCTACAATGACTAAAGATTCTGCAATGTGTTCTGGTGTGCTGTTATCAATCCAGTGATTAAAGTTCCAAAGCATTGATTGTAGACTTGCCCCATTCCACGAAATGTCTTCGTACGTCCAACCATAATGATCAGCTACTAAACCTGGATAGGCGTGTGCCATGCGATAGGCATCGTTTTCCTTCTGGTACGGTTCTATACCTTTGCCTTCTAAGGCTGGATCAAGTAGTTCGTCGCCGTACGTCCAACTACACCCAAATGAAACTAAATTCTTTATCATATCTATTCCTAAGTTGCTACTATTTATTAGGTGGTATATGTGGCTGGAATTTTAGTGATCCAATTATCTGTGTTGAATTTGTTCTATTGTGCCGGCTGTTATTGTGATGCTAAATCTAATGTAAGGATGATACCCACTAATACTAAACGTGTGAAGATCACTTAATGTTAAACTTTCAGTTTGGATGTCGTACCACATTCCATCAATGTCTGCTGCGCCTTCGGCAACAATATCACCGCTGAACTGAGTCATATCAAATTGGAATGTATGTAGGTCTGTATCGTCTGTATTTAAAACACTTGTAACAATAGTTGGACCTGGTTGACCGCCTGGGATAGTAAGGATTTCGCTTACAATAAATGATGGCATAATGCTATCTACTACGTCCATAACGCCTCTGCCACCTGCGTTATCATCTACGTATACAGGTTCGTATGGATTGCCGGTGGACACTTGTTCCACACTCCACCCTACTTTACCCGGAGCAATTAAATCTAGCTCTTGCTCTGTTAGGACTAGCTTAGTTTGTCCTGTTGTTGCATTGACTATATCAAGTGGCTTTTCTAATAGCAAGCTATCCCCATCATGTGAAATCAACCTACATGTAAACGTTCTGCCTGCATATTCTGTTGCTTCTGCGGTACCAGTGCCTGCGCCAACCCCTGTCGCTGTAAAAACAACACCAATGGTGTCGCTTGCTGCACCAATAGCTATAAAGTCAGTATCACCAACCGTTACTATTGTGTATTCATTTCCAATAACGAATGAGCCTGCTTTAATATCCGGATCTAAATCGACACGCTTCTGATCTTGGTTAACAAACTCTATTAGAATCTGGTTATCTGTGCCTCTGTGGGCTGTTAAATTCTTTGTGTACACTTGGCGGAATCTCCTGCTGAAAAATTCACCACTGGTATCCAAAAGAATAACCTTGTGGCGTTGATGATATAAATATATTTTGGATGTCATCATAATGTAGTATTTATGGAAAATAATAAAGCGTATGGAAAATAACAATAGTTTATTTAAAAAATTAACAGAGAAGTACCCATTCCTAACAGTCTGCAGGTATGCCGATGAAGAATTCGTTGGCATCATACAGAATCGAGACGGTGTTATTACTAGCCTTTATAACTTTGGCGCATTACCAAATACCGAGTTTAAAGAGTTGTTCCTGGCGCTAGGTGAAACATGGTGGTGGGAGTCCAATAGATCCATTCCAATTAACATATTCCTCCGGCACGAATGGGGAGTGTTTAAACCATATACTAAAACATTCGCTAACAAATCACTCGAGATATTAAGTGGGCCTGTAACAAGTCTAAATGAAATAGTACACAAGAAAAAGAAACGTAAATCAATTACACTTGTTCGAAAGATGCCCGATTAATATACTCTTCTAAGTATCGCTCCAGCGTAAAATAAGGATATTGCATCTTAATTAATTGCTCTTGATTGTGTTTGAATATAGTCGAGCACTTCTTAAAGATTTCAGCTTGCGGACGCTGAGTTAATTTCATAGCTTCATCCATTGCAGCCTGCCATCTAGTAGGGTGGTCTTCGATTGAATCGTAAGATTCATCTATTATACCATCAAACGTTTTGAATCCAAGTTTTCGTAAACCTTTTAAATAGTTCTGACTCCCTATTACAATAAAAAGACGTCCTGCAATCATCGGCTTAGATACTTTCTCTGTTGGGAAAGTATAATTGTTACTAAAATCAGTTTCGCAAATTATGCTATACGCTGTTTTATTGTAAACCTTAGTTGGCATTACCTGCGAGGCCAACATATGGCTTCCGTTATGTATTATCATATCCGCTACTTCGTCACGGATGATACCGTCCTCCCAGAAGATGTCATCGGCATTGCCGTACGAATCATTGTATACTGAACTTCGATCTAAAAATCTAGACTCTAGGAACTGTGAGTTTGAATTAATGTAATCTTTTACGAAACGCCTATGGGGTTTTTCTATTCCGTACATTACGTCAAATGACATGTCTTTTTGAGTATACGGGTGGACACCAATATTAAAGGTTGGGCTTCCGTCGATATAAAAACTTGCGGTTGACTTGAGCCAATACATGTCATGTACAACTGTCGCATGTTCTAACTCAACCGCCGGAACGTATGCAAGGAAAAATATGCAGTTCGCCCTATCGGAATTTTTTATTATGGTTTCTATTACCGGGTTGCCTTCAATCGATCTAAACATTACTAGGTCTGCAAATGCAAGGTCTGCTAATAAATTGATTGTTGGCTTAGCGACGTAGCCGCCATTGCAATAATCAAATTCAACAATTGCAATTTTTAAAGTTGCGTCAGACGTTTGGAATTCATTAAAGTCTGTTGTGGTTGGTATGTTTCGCCCTAGTGGTGTTAGCCCAGCGGATGCAATTGTATAATCATGTAGGTAAACAAGTGTACTCATTAGCTCATTGTATCAACAATATTCATATGGAGAACAACTAAATGTGAATATGCGATTGCATGAGACATTTTGAATGTATAGTTTTCATCATCCTTGTCCCACACTGTCTCGGCTATCTCTTTCCAGGGTTTACCCATTAAGTGTTTTTTGCCTGGGCGAAGAACCGACAAGAACATAGCCATACGCGGTATAGTGTCCGGCATACATTGTGCTACCTGCCTAGGGTAGTTTGCGATATGTATGATTTGCTCAACAAACTCAGGTTCTTTTAAACGTTCCCAAGGTGGAGTGCGGGCTAACATTTCTTGGTAGTGTGCTTCGTCTTTAATATGTTGGTATACAGATACATTCAGGAAGTCAATTTTAAAGTATCCACGTTCGTCTGCGTCTTTAAAGTGCAAAGCAGAAGCATCAAGCATCGGGTCATAAGGAATAGGCTGTACATAAACGCCGCTATTGTGTCGTTCGGGTTTTTCCTTGTGTAACTTCCGCGCTGGAGTGTGCTTGATATGTTGTAATATATCAAGTCTGTTTGCAAAGTCAATATCAATATCTGCGCTCATTCTATTAATTCCAATTCAAGTAAATCCGTCATTGTCTTTTTGCGTCCCTCACGTCCTCTGTCTACCGAAATGCGGCCTGATGGATCTAAGGAAATTCTATGTGAATAATATATTTCGTCAATTTGACCTTGGCTGAGCGCCGGACGTTTAAGCTTCTTCCATGTTTCGTTAGCTGAAATGTTTGCCTTCCTTTATTCGTTTAGCTACAATGTCTGTTACCTTTGATGCTTGTTTAAATGTCATATTGCCAATATCAATGTTATAACGCTTAGGCTTGTCGTCGGCTGTTAATTTTGCCCACGTTTTTTCTTGTTCGGTGAGACTGTTGAAAATCCGTTCTTCTGCCTCCCACGGCAACTCAGGTAAGTCAACTACAAACAGACTACGAATCTTATTATATATTTTCTTACCAACCTGCTGCATCTAAAATCTCCTCAACGTACTTAACGTCTGCTATCTTCTTTTCAAATATTGGCTGCCAGTGATCAGGATCAATTACGTCCCAAACTATTTGCATCTGTTCCTGCGACAACCTGGCTAAGAACTCTTGTCCGCTTTCAGATTGATAAACTATCCAGGGACTTATCTTACCCGTTACTATAGCATGACATAATCTGTTCTCGCTACCGTAACGCATAATATCTTCGGGCTGCATACTCTTTTCTTCGCCCCATTCCAAACTGTACTCGACTGCCCGTGTTAATGCATCATTAACATTCTCAGTCTTCAGTGCGGTGTCAAGGAACAGTGTGTACGTTGCGTCTGTTGCCCATTTATCTAACTTGATTCCAGATGCAACAATCCAATCTATGTACCTATCAATCTTAATGCACTTTGTATTGATGCAGTAATTACCAAACTTCACAAATGCAGTGTAGTACGGACTTGTAACAAAGTCCTCAAACGTTCTAGTTTTGGCTCTGTCTTGGTTGTATTTGGCTCTGTCTTGGTTGTACTGATAGAATTTAACATACGTATGCATACCAAGCGTGACACCTTTCTCGTCCTTAGCATGCCATCTACGTTTTTGTTCGCAGGCATGGACTAGAAGTGTGCGCTCGCTTTTAAATTCTTTGTGACAATACTGGCAAGCGTATGTGTCTGTTTTAGTAGATGCCTCTATCATAATATATTGTTTGTGTTAATGTAATTAGTTAAGAATTCATTTAAGAATCTGTGTTCGCCTGCTGCTGGGTGTTGACTCCACCACGGAATATTCTGTATTATATCTGCCGGGTCTGGCTTAACCCCTTGCTCATGCTGCCATGTAACTGATAGCCATTCGAGCCTATCAATGATCTCAGTACTGTAGTTGTCTAAGAATCTAACATCATTTGGATCTAAGAACTGTGTCTCGCTTAGTAGCTGTTCAGCTGAATTAAAAACTACAATTTTATGTCCACGCGATTTTACACTATCGATCATCATTGCAAGCTGCTGGTACAGCGAATATATATGTTCTTTAACGCTGTTAATACTATACTGCATATGAAGATCAACGTATTTCTCTAAGTCAATCACACACTCATCATATTCTCTAGTATCAAGTGGCGTTGCATTTCCGAATGATCCCCACTTCTCGTTATTTACTTTTCTTAGTATAGGCAATTCAAACCGTTGTAAGAACGTTGTGCTAACAATGTACAGTGTTGGTTCAGTCGCTTGCATACTGTCGGCTACTGTTAATCTGATTATAGCACTATTAGATAGACCATCCATTGACAGCGTGTGAAACTTGTTTATTTCTAATTGGTGTGCTAAATCCTCAGGACCACCACCTAATGCATGATGATTCATGTAACTGCATCCGCTAGTAACTAGTCTATTAACTTTCGCCGTGGTCTTTGACATATTGCCTGAGCTCTTTCTTAGTTGTTAATGTACTTAGTACGTCAACATCATCTTCTTTCATAAACGGAAACAATTCCAACAACTGCTTCTTAATTGGTGCGTTTACATTCTTAGGTTTAGGCTTACCTTTGATCCATACATGAGATTGATCGCCCATCGCCGGACTCACTGTTGTAAGCATCAACCACTGTAGCTTCGGATGTTTAGCAAGATCAAACATGTGTTTGTTGGCATGATAGTTGGTTGCCTGTAAATAATAGTTCATCATGTCTGGCGTCGGAAGTGGTAGATGCCTATTAAAGTTATTCGGAGGTCCAAGTGATGCGCTGTACTTCAGCATAATGAATGGACTAAACTTTTTCTTTAACTCTTCAGACAAGTTATCATAAAAGTCTCTATCCTTGCGGTCCATTGCTGTAATTATTTGTCCTAGTGGTATTTGTGGTGCTGCCATTATCTTACCATAAACTATTGTAATCAATCACTTCACAGTTACGTGAAATTTCTTTAATAAAGTATACGCATCTTGGCTTCGGGCCTTCCTCTAATGGAACTGCAAGAAACTGGCCGTTCTTTAACTTAGGTGCGTACCAATTTACTTCGCTGTATACATCTATTATTTCAATCAATTCAAACGTTGGTCTGAAAGCAGATAAACTATTAAACTGAAATGCTTTAAAGTCTCTATCGTTAATAGATGTTAGCGGCAATGTTTCTAGGTCGCCAACTTCGTCTTCGCCAATTATGATTTCCCAATCTACGGGCATCTTAATTTTATGATTGCCTATCTTTAATACTAGTGCTGGACTAGTAAAGCTCTCTAAGAAGATTAATGGAATGTACATAAAGTCTGGTTCGGTCGGGTTGCTATTATCAAGAATAGCAAACCTCATATCATCTATCTCTTCTGGTAGTGTGTTGAGTTCAAAACTCGTGTCGTCAAGCGTGTGGATTCTCATAGTTTATTATATAACCTTTAACTGCTTTTGTCTAGTTCTTCATAACATAAAACGTGACTAGCCCATTATCTACTTTAAGTAGTTCGTTACTGTAACGTAACTTTCCTTTTTTAGCTGCATCTGTTTTTGCATTAAATTTTGCAATACGTACCATCTTAGGTGTTAGTCTTAACACTCGGTATAATGCAAGTTCGTGACCTTGTCCTCCAACAACATAGTCGCCTGCTCCAATTGTCTGCCCGAAGAAGTCTATCGGGTTTTTGTTTTTGTTTTTATCTGCCATTGTATTTTAATTTCCAAAAGGTAACGTGTTCTTCTTTCATGTACACTGCGAACCTAAACCTTGTACTAGTTAAACTAGGGTCCTCGCTTCGCAGTACATATAATCCATCAAACGAATTGTCAACTGCCCATGCAACCTCAGGCTGACACTGTATATCTTTAATGAATACAATCTCAGATGGGTTAAACTTTGGATGAGCATAGCCGTGGTCGGCGGCCATCATAGTGCTGTCGATGCTGTCTGTCCAGACTGTTATCAGCCTAAAACACTCTTGTTCAATTGCCAGTGAATCATCTAGACGCATACAACCAAATCTATAGTTCGCTTGTTCCATGTGTTCTTTTACTGGTACTGCTATAAAGTCCGGTAACGATCTGTTAATTTCTTCTATTACTATATCGTCAGATCTGGTATCAATCCGCATCACGTCCGACCCGTAAGAATAATGTCCCATTATAGCCACTAGTAATACACCGTACTTGTTTTTATTTTATCTCTCCACATACGAAAAAGCTGCCTAACATAACTTTCGTTAAAGTCACTGAGGTTAAGTTTTTGGTATAAATCTTTAATGTGTAATGTAGTGGCATCTTCATCTAGGAACCATTCTGCGTTCCATGTGTGCTCGGGTTCGTCATCAACCGCCGCGTACTTAAGAACACGACCTTCTAGTCGGGCTGTCCGTATAAAATTAGGACAATTAATAAACTGTACACTGCTGGCGCCAGTCCATATACCTTTTATCCTATTATAATCTTCTGTACCGTGTGCAACAATAAAGAAATACTTACCACTATCTATTACCTCGCTAAGAATCGGATCCCATTCTGCGTCTAACGTCTGGTTCTCAGTGAATATTCCAAACATTTGGAAACAACCCAAATTGAGATCAGTCCATCCAGTGTACACATCTTTAATTTCTGTTAACAGATATTGTAACTTATCTGTCGGAGTGAACTTACCAATCAGTTGTTGCTCAGCGTACCACGCATGTTGGAACACTGCATCGTTGCTTAACCCAAGACTATTAATTAAGAACTTACCACCGCACGAGCCCGGGTAGCGCATGATAATTAGTTTATCTGTGGCGTAGTTCATTTCCAGTGGATCTTCTCTACTTTAAATGGGTACTCGGCCTCCCTATAAAACTGTTTACGTTTTGTAAGGTGTCGTTTTGCAAATTTGCAGTTACTTGTTATATCGTATATGTCTGCGTAGTCCTTGTCGTCAGCAACACGTAGGCTTCGCCCTATGCTTTGTATTACGCGAACGAAAGACTTACCTGGTTCAATTAACACAAGGTTAAAGATACGTGGTATATTAAGTCCTACGGCTGCTACTCCATATGTGGCAATGATAATCTTATTGTCTGTGCTTGCTACTTCATCATATTCTTCTTTGCGCTTGTCTACTTTTACCTTGCCCGTTACAACTGATGCACGGTCTGGTGGTAGCCGTAATGCTAACTCAGTAGCCGCAACTACCCTATCCACAAGTACTAATGTGTTGCCTGTTAATGATTGGCCTATGATCATTTCAGCTATGTGATCTAGCCTGTCAGGGTCTGTAAGCAGGTATTTTAGTTCTGCTTGGTAGTTACCCAAGTCTCTGTTGTCCTGTAGCTGCTTAATGTGTACGTGGCAGTTAGCAAGTAAACCTTTCTTCTGTAACTCTGCTGCTGATACCTGCCCGATAACTTTACCTATGCTGCATTCAATAGTCTTTAATTCAAATTGTTCTTTTGGTACTGTGCCTGTCAGGCCCCACCTTAAAGGTATGTGCGCCATTGGGCCTGTGAGCATTGCCTTCAGTGCATCTGCTTTAGCACTATGCACTTCATCAACAATAACACACTTAACATCATCAAGAAATTCATCAAGTGTTAAGAGTGCTTTGCCATTCTTTGAATCCTTATATAACTGATTAAGACTTTGCCATGTACAAATTGTATGCGTCTTGTTCCATTCCTTTCTGCCACCGTAGTACACACCGACGTCCAGCCCCATGTTGATGTAGTCTTCTTCTGTTTGTGTTACTAAGGACTTGTTAGGTACAATTACAATACTACGACCATATGGCTCTGCGAATAAACTAAGTGCGGCTGTTATAATTGTCTTGCCTGCACCGGTAGCGATTTCCTGCATACACTGTGGATTTTCGAGATAGTTGTTTATGGAAGTTACTTGATGATCATTCAATACAATAGGCTCGCCCTCAAAGCGATGTCCT